CTGATATGCAACTTATGCGACGAAATGAAAGTAAGCGCTCACGGCATAAGTCCAAAACACAAAGGGCGCAAGCTAGACGCCGAAACATTCAACAAAATCACGGGCTGGACAAAGAAAAGCAATCAGCACGAACGTGATGCGGCAATGTGCGTTTTAGCGCTTGCATAATCTAAATAAGTGTGTATAATATATCTCACTAACTAAGGAGAGAGATATGAAATTGAAATACGCAAGAAACATTGTCGACAGACTGAACATTAGATTCGGTGATGTTGAGCCAGAAAATTACACACGCAGATACAGAATCAGAAAAGAAGGGTTTGCTGAATCCGCAGTAAGCCACCTTACTTTTGCTAGATTCGTCGAAGGTTACGACGAGGCGGTAAAGTTGATTGATGATTTTTACAAAAACTGCAACGAAGATACGGGTTATGTAATTACAGTCTGGATCAAAGATTGATTTTTTGAATCGCGGAGAGAGATATGGACATCATCAATGAAAAGACCGTCGATATGACATTCGATGAATTTTGCCGAGGCGGTAAAAGCATCACACCGGGGCCGTGGGTTGTGGCTGAAGAAGCAAAAATTAAACACCCACAAGGAACTTTTATTGCTCAAGCCCAATATTGGCCTGATGCTTACCTAATAGCTGCTGCACCTGAACTACTAGAGACGTTATCAACGCTTCTGGCAATGTGTGATAGGCAAGTTGACTTTAACGATGATGGCGATGGATTGACGCTTGAACGCGCCCGTGTCCTGCTTGCTAAAGCAGAGGGGAGATCATGAGCATTGAAGCAATGAAACAGGCGCTGGATGCGCTGGAAGGGTGGGCTGGTCACGGCAAATGGATTTACCCAGAATCGGCGCTGGAACAAGCAATGAAAAATACATCTGAGGCTATTCCTGTTTTACGTGCTGCTATTCAACAAGCTGAGGAACCGCACTGGAAACTTTCGTGCGGCTGCCCGTCGGAATACGGCGGTATTCCCGCTGAGTGGGCTACTACTGACCGCGATGGTAGCCCTGCAATAGCGTATGGCGTGATCTGCGAAAAGCACTGGCACGAGTATGACGCGCAACATCCAAAGGTATGGCAGGAGCCGGTGGCGTGGATGACGCGGTTTGACGACCCCGTGCGCGGTAGCTACGGCAAGCCAGCAGACTTGCACCTAAAACGCGACGAAGCTGATCGACAAGTGCATAGGCACATTGAGAGGCGACTGTGCAAGTTACGGGTTGAGCCAATCTACGGCGCACCACAGCCCACAGCCCAACGCGCATGGCGAGGGCTGACGGATGAGGAAATAGAGGAAGGCTGGTACGCTAGTTGGGTAGAAAAACAAGCGTTTGAAACTGCTTGCTGGTGGGCAAATTCTAAGCTAAAGGAGAAAAACACATGCAAGTAAAAGAGCTTATTGAATCACTAAAACAAATGCCGCAAGATGCATACGTCTGGCACTTGTGGGACGGTGAGGCTCGGACACAAATAAAGCATGTATGGCTGGCACGCGAGGGGCGAGTAATTACAGCGGATGATGAACAAGTGTGCTACACGGGCAAAACACGTCCAAAAGGATCACCGACCGAGAAAAAAGAACCTTATTGGAAAACACCCGTATCAAACCAAACGGACGAAGATGATAAATGGTATTAAACACACTAAAGGAGAAAACACATGAGCAACATTGACGACGGTGGACCAGCGTTTCCGGTGGCATATGGAGGCGGTCGCATTGAAGGCATGACCCTGCGCGACTATTTTGCAGCGAAAGCTATGTCAGCAGTCATTACTAATAGATTGGAAGAAGCAAGAACATCAGGCAACACATATAAAAACCCGACACTTTCAGAAATTATTGCTGAAGACTGCTACATCGTTGCCGATGCTATGTTGAAAGCAAGGGGAAATAAATGAGCGATAAATATAGAGCATATAGCACAAGCAAGTTGGGGCTTGTAATAACAAGCAACCGCGATGCATTCTATGCCGGATGGGATGCTGCCATGCAACACAACGGCAACAAACCCGCCGAAGAAAAGGAACTAACAAACGAGCAGATTAATTCTGCTTGCCTGAGCTACCGGCATGATTTTGGGCTGCTGTCTGTTAGTGAACAAGATTACATCCGTTTTCAAGCAAAAGAGTGGGCGGCAGCATTAGCAAAAGCAAGGAGTGAATAAATGGAACAGATCAACAAGAGAAAACGAACCCCGTGGTTCCCTAGGAACACACCACCCATTCGGCCCGGACGCTATGAGTGTGGCGTGCGGTTCACCAGCGCCATCCGCAACCTTGTATTGTGGGAACTGGAATGGGACGGCAAAGGGTTCTTAGTGCCTATTCCGATGGTAGTTTACCAGTGGCGCGGCCTCGCGGCAGGAGAGAAATGATGAGCAAGGAACGGAACCCGCGTCCGGTTGGGCGCGATGTTGAATTTTGGGATTACGGCAAGCACGAACTAGATGGGTATCAGCAGTCCGGTGATATTCACGGGAAGTTCTTTGGCACTTGGCTGCGCCGGCACGACGGGATGAATATTATAATTTCGTTCGGTGACGAGACAAAGCGCTATTGGCTCCAAATGGGGAATTGCTTTTACGGCAATCATGCAACCCTGGAACTGGCAGCGATTGAAGCGGACAGGCTATTGAGTGCTGGCCTCGCCAAGAAACCGAAATGAAGGAGAAAAACACATGAGCGACTTAAGATTACTAGCCATTTTAGAAAACATAGACAAACTTGAGGGTGCCGTATCTGACGAGTACTTGAGAAATTTATGCAAGCAAGCTGCAAAAGAGATTGCAGAGTTAAACGCGCTTAGGTTACGTCGTGGAACGCAGGAGCCAGTGGCGTGGGTTTGTGAAGGGTTTGGGAAGGCAAAACACAATATTGATTACATGCAAAAAGAAATTGATGCCCTTCCAATCGGCACTATGCTCTACACAGCCCTGCCCCAGCGCGAATTGCAAGAACTAACAGACGAACAGATTGATTCTGCTTGCCTGAGCTACCGACACGACTTTGGTTTGTTGTCTGTTAGTGAACAAGATTACATCCGTTTCCAAGCCATGGAGTGGGCGGCAGCATTGGAAGAAGCAAGGGGGAATAAATGAATCAAGATGACGCCATGCGCCTGGCGCGAGAGGCTGGTTTTGAACATATTACGGAGGCAGATTATTGGCACCCGTACTTTGAACGCTTCGCCACCCTTGTCTACGCAGCAGGAGCCGCATCAGAGCGTGAAATGTTTGCAAAAGCAGGAATAAGGTTATTAAGAGATGACCAACAGCAATAATAGCAAAGTAGGCTACTACACTGAAAACATAAATTTTTCCGTTGAATTTTACAAGTCATCTTGGATACAGAGGTGTAGATTCCAACAAGACGAGTTAGCGAAAACGCAAGAACAAAAAGACGCCATAAGATATTGGATAAATTCAAACAAGCGTAAATACAAAGAAGCTGCAGCAGAGCGCGAATGGCAAGGGCTGACAGAGAATGAAATGAAAAACCTTGCTGATACGCACTTGGTTTATCAAGTTGAAACTCCTGAGATGAGTGGAGTGTTCGACTTGATACGCGCAGTCGCAAAAAAACTAGAGGAAAAAAACACATGAAAGATGTTATTTTTGAAATTGTAATTACAGTGGTAATTGTGGTGGCGGCTGTTTTTTCAATTGGTTCGCTATACGAGTACGTAATCGGTAAAGACCCTGCATCCGAATACCGCGCATTGTGCATTAAAAACGAAGGTAAGCCAGCATTCAACGGAAAATATTGGGAGTGCATGAAATGACTGACAAAACTGACCGAGAACTAATACAGCAAGCGCTAAACGATCTTGAAGCGCTGGTCGCATACATCAAAGGCGGTGAGCCTGATCTTTTTATGCAAGTTCCTTCAATTGAAGCACTACGTGAACGACTAGCGCAGCCAGAGCAGTGGGGTATTGACGTATTTGGAGGTGATTGGAACAAATTTGCCCTTGCAGCCGTAGCCATACTAAAAGAAACAAAATGACTGACAGAGAAGCATTTGAAGAGCGCGCAGCAATACTTCAATACGACGCTGGCTTAAGTAAAGCGGAGGCAGAAAAGAAAGCAAAAGCGCTAATTGAAAAGCGGGAAATGTTGGATAAGATAGAGAAAATGAGGGAAAATAAGCACTAAGACGCATGGGGTTGTGCCTATTGGCGGCATAAATCGAAGGTCACGACGAGACCCCAGTCGTGTTAGTGAATGCGTAGGCTGATACGCAAAAACGGTGTCAAAGAGTCTTCTGTCTGCTAGGTTAATGACCCGTACCTGACTTTGCAATGCAGACATGCGGAGATCAGCGCCCGCCGCTAACAGTCCGGCACAGGAGCTACGAAAGTAGCCTGCAAAGCGTATGGCCTGAATATACAGGTGAACCCTATCGACGGATAGGGCTACGGACATCCGGGGTAATAAGCCCCACCTTACAGCTTTATATTTTGATATATAAAAATTAGGAGCGCACAATGATTTTGAGCGAATTTGTTTTAACGCACACAAAAGGACAAAGCCCGATAGATTTGGTGTATTTTGCCGATGTGAGCGTAACCACCACAGCGGGCGTGCTGTGGTGGAAAAAGAAGCACGTTGAGCGCCGCAAGATTGCGCGTGAATACGTGGGCTTTTGGCACTTTGTAGACAACGGGCAACTCTGCCCCGGCTTCCAAGCGGAGCATCTGGAAAGAAGCTATAGGGCACGCGAGAAATTGGCTGACGACTAGCATGGACAAGCCAATACTTTACAAAGGCCATGAATGGCGAGGAAGAAGCGGGACTGGCTATGTTTGCGAGGAATGCGGAGCTATATGCTCAAAGGCAGAGGAAATGACACTAACCGAATGCAGGCCAAGATTAGCGCCAGTTGAGTGGTTTGGGGCGCATTTACAAATACGCTGGAACAAAACAGACGACCCAGAATGGCCGTTAGAAGTAGTTTACAAACTTTTCAAACAGGGCGAGACTAAAGAACTGGATAGGCTACTTGCAAAAGAAAGCTATCCTAAACTAGCCCCATGCAGAACAATAACGGGGAAAAAGTACGCACAAATTCCGGCAGTATGGAAAAAGCGAATAAGAGCAGACGCGGAAACAATGGCGTTGCCTGTTTATGTAGTAGATATTGATGGCGACCCTATAAAGTGGAATGGTTAAGTGTTGCAAAAACCGCATAATTGTGTAGAATAAATCTATCTATAGTAAAAAATGGATAGAAAATGACTACTAAGCCGAAATCCGGCTTTGGTCGGCCAAAAGGAACACCAAAGACCGGCGGAAGATCCGCCGGAACACCGAACAAAGCTACAAGGGAATTCAGGGAAACAATCAACAAGCTGTTGGAGGGCAATGCTGATAATGTTGCCAAGTGGCTAACAATAGTGGCAGAAGGTGATTTAGAAAGAGAAATCAAGCCAGACCCCGGCAAAGCCCTTGACCTGTTGGCAAAGCTGGCTGAGTTTGCTGCGCCCAAGTTAGCACGAACTGAGCATGTTGGGGACAATGGTGGAGCTTTGACGGTTGTAATCAAACGATTTTCTGATGACTAAAATCGTATTGCCCAACAACTGGGAGCCACGTAGTTATCAAAAGAAAGCGTGGAAATACTTAGAGCGCGGTGGTCGGCATGCTGAATTGATCTGGCACAGGCGGTCAGGCAAAGACGAAATAGCATTGCACCGCGCGGCGTGTGCTGTTTTTGAGAGAGTGGCAGGTTATTGGCACATGCTCCCGGAATACTCTCAAGCACGTAAAGCTATTTGGGATGCTGTAAACCCGCACACTGGCAAAAAGCGAATAGATGAGGCTTTCCCGGTTGAGCTACGAAAAACGACCCGAAATCAGGAAATGATGATCGAGTTCAAAAACGGGTCAACGTGGCAAGTTGTCGGGAGCGATAGTTACAACAGTCTTGTCGGCGCTACGCCAGCCGGGATTGTATATTCAGAGTGGGCGCTTGCTAATCCAAACTCCAGAGCGCATTTTCGCCCGATTCTTGCAGAAAATAAAGGCTGGCAGATATTTATTACAACGCCACGCGGCAAAAATCACGCATACAAGACATTCCAGGCGGCAAGAAACAACCCGGAAGCTTATGCAGAAATTTTAGACGTTGAGCAAACAAAAGTCTTGACGTTAGAAGAAATAGCGAAAGAGAAAAAAGCATTTATTGACGAGTTTGGCGAGGATTACGGATTATCTAAGTTTGACCAAGAATATATGTGCAGCTTTACTGCGTCGAACATTGGCGCGATACTAGCGGCTGGAATATCAAAGCTGGAAAAACAGGGTCGGATAGGTTCTCATGTTGAATTTGACCCAGATGGCGCTGATTTTTATATCAGTGCAGACATAGGCAGAAAAGATACGTCAACATGGTATTTCTGGCAGCCAACAATCGGCGGTTATACGATTTTTGACTATGACTGCGGGTTTGGTTTAGACGCTGACCAGTGGTGTGATCGTTTGCGCGACAAAATAAGCCAGTACAAACGAGCCAATGGTTCATCTGCTTTAGGCAATATATGGCTACCCCATGACGCAAGAAATAAGACTTTTGCGGCAAAATATAGCGCAGTAGAGATTTTCCTTAAGTATTTCGGCGCTTCGCACGTCAAAATAACGCCAGACAGCAAAAAAGCAGACAGAGTAAACGCCGCCAGAAGGATTATTCAAAGATGCGAATTTTCCGACAAATGTGAAAAAGGGCTAGAAGGTTTAAGCGCTTGGAGTTATATATGGGACGAGGAAAGACGCATATTTTCAAGCGACCCAGACCACAATTGGGCATCACATGATGGCGACGGATTCAGTTACGGATGCCTGATAGCGGAACAAATTAAGCCAAAAGAACCCGAAAAACCCGCAAAATTCAACATAAAAGCACAAAACGGTGTCATAATTACGGCACCTCTAGATGAATTGTGGCAAGACGTTAAACGCCATCAGGAAAGATACTAATGTCTATATTTACAGTATCAGCTACCGAATTAGTGCAATTAGGAACTGGCGCTATTCAGCCGACAGACACATTTCAGAACGGTGTGCTTTTATCTGGTGATTTGAACAGGGCTATTTCAACTGGTGGTGATGAGTACGCTAACGGTCTTCTAATGACAG